AGCTCGGATACTTATACCCATCAGGCAATACTATTGAAAATCCTGCTTCCATACCTTCGGATTGAAACCCCGATCCATGGGCAGGCGAAAATCCGCTAGCGCCTGGAGCTAATGCATTTTGGCATACATAATCTACATAATCGATAATACTCTGTACAGGTTTTGATTCGTTAAACAAAGCATAATTAGTAACAAATTGCAAATTTTGTTTACTAGCTGCAAAAGTCGATGTGCCGCCGGATAAAGATGTACTTTCCATCGGCGTACCTTGACCGACCGCTTTAAACTCGCAGTCAACTGAATTATCACGATTAATTTTAAAACTAAAATCATAAACGACGGCATCAACAGTTAAAGGATCTACCGGTGGATTTGGTGATGCATATCCACATTCTAATGTAACATGGCAACCCGGCTTTAACATTGCTTCATGCAATTCATCGAACTGAGCTAAGGTATAACACTTAAATTTTGCCGATGACCGACGGAGAGAGCCGGCATCCCCTTCGAGTGATATTTCTATACCTTGTAATGACGGTTTTGGCCGAAAGTCTTCATATACAGTATTTTTATATGGCAACGTCACATTTGGGCCGTTTCCATTATAACCTTTACCAGTAACTTTAGCATATGCAGTTGGCCTAACACGACCCAAAGATTTAAAATTTTCAATCGAGTCTTTAACAGATTGGTCGACACTTCTATAAAATAACCCCATCGTTATCTCTCTTTATTTGCAGCATCAGATAAGTCTTCGAATTGTCGTTGGTCATATTTAGGAATACGAATCTGTAAACCTGTTGGCACGGCAAATGTCCCTTTTCCTAAATTATTAGCTTCTGCTATAATCCACCATAACCTAGCATCTTTATAAAATTCTTGAGCTATCAAATCTAATCGATCGCCAGATCTAGAAAAAATATATACATCTTCACTAGACGGATTAGGAATTTTATATCGTGCAGTTTTATATCTTTTGTTTTCTGTCGTTGTATGTTTATATCTATTTATCATGCAACTCCTTGACCTTCAAAATCATCTTGATCTTCTATAGATATTGGCTGATCTGTAAATACTATATCAGATGAGTTTGTAGCAAAAAATGGCGTACTAGAATCAGTTAACCCAGATCCGATATAAATAAACTCGCACTGTACATTTGTATATAACGGCTTACTATTACCGACAGTGGTTTCTGTACTCGTAATGGACCGCATATTGTATGGATATTCCGTTGTAGATGCCGGCAATGCCCATGGCGTCTCTGTATCCCAATCGTATGATATACTTGTTAAAATAACTGGCATGCCTTTGTATAAGCCGCCCAATGTTAAAGAAGTGCGATTAGCATAATAACCTACCGACGTATTATACGTTGGGTAAGCTTTTCGGGCCAACGCACTTAACTTATTCCATAAAGAATTTATTTCAGTCGATTTTTCCACAGCAACCATAAAACCTAGTGATATATCACGCTGGTACCCAGTATACATATATCGTTGATCTGCCCGACCTTGATCTTGTTCGCCGGACCAATTGGCTTCAACACCGTCCGATAAAGAACTGATATATGCTTTGAATTTTGTACTGCCAATTTTTAGTTCAACTAATTCGCCGGAGTGAACGTTTTTGTTATATTCTTGTTGCGCATCAGTAAACCGTTCGCCCGTCAAAAAATCTATATCTACTTTAGAATTACTACGTGTTTTAGCACGATCACGCGTTACAGAATAAGATGTAATAGAACGATACCGGTCAATTTTTGAAGTGCCGGTACCATAACCATTTGGAAGGTCTTTGCCTAGGCCGGGGGCTGGTTTAAATATCTTTGATTCAAATGATTCATCATCGATCTGAGTTTTTAGATTTACATCTATATCATCTATTGTACGTTGCGCTACGTAAGATTCGGGTGCTGTATTGAACTCGGTTGTAAGTTTAAAATTAGAATCACCTTTTGCTAAACGATTAAATTTTGTTGATTCTTCGTCGTTACGCGCGCCGACATTATCACTATAACGAATTTGTACTCCTTGTACATCGAAAAGTCTAGGAATACGTATAAAGCTTTGAGATAATAACGAAGCAGGATTATATGCCAACTTAGTTAATATTGGTTTATTAGCGCCGAGCCTCGTTTCCTGATCAGGGTTTTGTAGTCCTAATAATGACTGTTTACCTAAAAACAATAAGCCAGACGGTTTTATTAAAAATTTACCAATACGTACAGCATCTAATGCAATACGTTGTACAGACGTTATAACACCTCCGCGTGGAATTTCTGCGCTTGGCATGCCTGAAATAGAATACCTTTGTGGATCAGATGAACCATCTCTTTGTATACCTCTCAATATATAAGGCTCTTTAGCATATGGCATTAAGTTAAATGCATCTTCACGTACATTAAAACGATTGTACATATCATCAATTGGGGAATTAGCTGTATATGTGTCTGCTAATCCTGCCAATGATAAATTATTATATACATCTTCGTATCTATTTGATGTATTAAACCCAGTGCGTGTAATATCGAATGTATGCGTCTGACCTTTCGGTCCTATAGGAAACTTTGTACCTGAGCCTAATTGATTTATTCTAGATGCATTGCCTTGGCCTGCAATTGTAAATGAATCTTTAGTTGTTATTTGATTATAAGAAACGGCAAACCCTTTATTAGAATAACCATTTGCATTAGTAGAAATTGTACCGTTAGCATTAAGTTTAAAATCAGTCTGTTCAACGGATGTGTTAGGCTTAAAGCCAGGCGGAACTTTTTCGTAAAAAGAATATGCTGATTTTAAATCTGATAAAGGCATTTATTAATTCCTGTATGATCTTTCTACATCTAATACTGACGATAATTCTGATATAACTTTTTGTCCAATTTGTACCGGCGGAGGATTTTGTAATGCAGATGCAATTTGCTGCAATAATGCATTTTGTTTTGCTAGTGCAGATGCCACAGCTGAATTGCCGCCGGACCCATTTGCAACACCAGGCCCCATTGCAATATCATCATTTGCTGTTCCTTGATATATTGCGCCTTCTCTGGGTGAAGAAACGATTGGGCCAGAGGAAGGCATTGATAAATCGCCTACTGGCGTTAGTCCTAGTGCACTACTAGCCATACCGCCTAAATCAGCGCCTATATCAAAGCCGAATGTACTTGCAACACCGGAGATTATATCCCATACAAGTTGCAACGGTGCTAACATACTAGTTATTATAGTGCTACCTAATTTTTTAAAGCCTCCGGTGATATCTCCACTAAAGATCATACTAACAGCATCATATACGCCGTAGAATGCGTCAACAATGCCTGAAATCGCTTTAGATACAGCTTTAAGTGGAGTAAATGCTATTTTTAATGTCACTCCTAAAACTTTAACAATAGGAGAAAGCAATGAAAATACTTGCATTAACGCTTCACCTAACGGTAACAATGCACTTGCCAATTCTGTTTTTAAATCATCAAATGCTTTTGCCGATTTATCTGCAGCCTGCTGTTGCGCTAATTTTGTTTGCAATTCTTCGGCTGATAAGTCGTTTAATTCTGCTGCGGATAAATTTAAACCTGCCATGGCAGCTTTTTGTTCATCCGTAAGATCACCTAACTTTTCTTGTATTGTCAATGATTTTTGAAGCTCATCGACTTCCATGCCCGTCGCTTCTGCTAACTTTTTACGTTCAAGCATTGACATTTTATTAAATTCGGCAATGCCGCCAACGTTGCTCATAACTTCTTTTGTTGCGCCGGCAATGTCACCTTCTAATGCCAATTGACGAGCTTTATCTAAATTCATCTGTCGTCCGGACAATGCCTGAAACTCAAACTGTGCTGTTAATGAACCTTCTATATCTAAAAGCTTATCTGCAACTTTACTCATTGTCGATAACGACACGCCCATTTTAGCTGCTTCAACCGCGGCCTTTGCTAAGGCCTTGACATTGCCGCCAAAATATTTTGCTGTACTTTTTGCATTTTCAGCAATGTCAGCAGTAACAGCTCCAACATTAACGCCGGCCTTTAAAGATTCAGCTGCTAATTCTCGTTGCATAGTCACTGCCTGATCTGACGATGCACCCATTGTCTCAAATGCTGTATTTACCTTTGCGGCCTGTTCAGCACCATAACCAAATGACTTTCCTATATCGGCTATGTTACGTGCAGTATCAGCCGACATCATAGCTGTCGTACCAAATGCCTTTGCAGATTCCTGCTGAACTGCGACTATATCTTCTGTACGAGCTAGCTGTGTACCAAATTCAGTCGATGTAGCCATAGCCTCTTTTCTTAGCTGTGTCGCCTGTGCTACAGTAACACCCATATTTTTTGCAGTTTCACGAGATTCTTTTTCAAAATCTGCTGCAAAGTCTACCAATTTTTTAATAGCCGCAATAGCAAGCGCTATAGCAGCAACAATAAGTAATACAGGGTTTACCATCACTGTTGCGTTAAATGCTGCCATTCCAGCTCGTAAAGCTTGCAACGGCCCTAATCCAGCTTGCATTGATTTACTCATAGCTGCGAATCCGGCAGACACACCAGATTTTAATTGTATCGCAAGCTTATCGCCGCCTAAGTATTGAAATAATAAACCGCCACCTGGTATTTGAGAAAATAAAGACTCTACTTTGGAAGCCATGTTTTCAGCTTCATTCATTGCCTGATCATAAACATTGACAAACGCATCGCCGCTTTTTGCAACTTGTTCTTGTGCCCTTGCAATTTGCGTTAAAGCCATTAACTCACGAACACGATCATTATACTGTTGTTTTGTTATTTTGCCAGCTTTTAATTGATCTTTTAAAAGTAATGTCTGTTTTTTAGCTAAATCTGTTGCAGCAGCCCCGATGCCTTCTAATTCTTCTCTATTACCTTTTATACCACGTTGCAGTTTTGCTGTTATATCTATTAACTCATATTCGTTATCACGTATTTGTCTCGTAATACCGACTAACTCTTTTGAATCACGCTTAAACTTTAAAAGTTCTGCATTAATTTTTATTTGATGTCGTAACTGTGATTCTGTTAATGTATTTATATCTTCAAGATTTTTTGCATGTTCAGCTTGTGCATCGATCCCGCGGCGTAAAAAGTCGTCATATTGCGCCTGCAATTTATTTCGTAATTCTGCTTTTTTATTATCATCAGCCATTTACGACCTCATCATTTCTGGCATCTAGGGTGATCGGGATTTCTACTACACAACGACTTCATTATGTCATTAAGACGTTCATGATGATTTTCTAAATCTATTAATGCAGACTGTAGTTCTGGATCGTCTTTAGCTAGTTTATATGCCTGTTTATAACGGCTTTTAATTTTTCGACGCATGAACAATTTTGCAATTGATGCTAACACGCCTTCATTCATGTTAATTTGCTCTAACGCACGTCTTTCTAGCTTATTCATTTGATAGTATACCTTTTGTATAAATATCAATGAATATTATTTTTTACGCATTTTAGATCGCATTGCATTCGCTGCCTTTTCATCAGCCTTACGTCGATCATCAAATAGTTTAGATATTTTTCTTATATAAAATATACGTAAATAAACTGGCATATTACGTACATCAGTATACGAAAATCCTTTGCCGTAATAAACTAAGTCAAATATTTGCTCTTGAAGTTGTACTTTATACTTCGAGGTCAGGCCAAAAAAAGTCCAATCCGATGGTAATTGCACAGCGAAAGGGCTCTGACGTCTCCTCGTCAATCACCTCTGTACGTAGCTCAATATCCGGTGTGATACTTTTTAAATAGTTTCGAATTGCACGGGACTCGATCGCTAATAATTCATTATCAACGAATTTACGAATAACTCCGGACTCCGTATTGCCATCTAGCTCTACAATTATATGTTTTAGTATAGTGGTAGCAGGTGCATCTTTTTTAAGTTTTGCTAAACCTTTGACTTCGGCATCAATCTTGTTTTGAATACGCTGATCTAATAATCGTACTTTGATCTTACGCTTAGTAACCGGCAATTCATAATCGTATGCCAATTGGCCATCTTTTAACAAATCAAAATCAACATCTTTTTCTTTAAGATCCGTTAAATCAATTGTTACAGTTTGTTCATTACCAGATGGTGTATTGACCTTAGTCTCATACATTTTACCGTAACCTAATATACGAGTTGCTAACATAATTGCATTTTTATCACCCAATAATAAATCATCATATGCTACATTAGTAACAATTAAAGATTTAAATAACTTATCCAATACCACGCCCGATTTAATGTACGATTGATTTGTAAGAATATCCTCTTCTTTAGCAGTCATATATTTCATTTCAATTGTGCCAGACTTTAATGGGTGGCCAGCTGGATATGGAACACCTTTCGATGGTAGATCAACTATCTCCGTAGGAAAGTCGTGTACCTTTTCGCTAGCAGCCGTTTGTTTAGCTTCGAACTGCGCAATTGCAGCTGCTTTCATTTCTTCGTCTGTCATAGTGGATTTTTTTGGGTAATCGTCGTTAACTGTTGGCATTATTTCTCCTGAATAACTTTATTATAAATATGGCAAAAGCTAAGTTATACGAACTTAGTCCTTGTTTTTCTGTAACTTCCAATTTACGCCTACTTGGTATGTTACATTAAAATCTCGATCAAACCCTATTGATGAATAGAAATTATGTCCTAGCTTATCTTTTAATAACAAACTACCGCCGACAAAATTAACACCATTGGAATTAAAGTTTACTACCGGACCAGCATATATTTCTCTGTTATTAATGTATACGGTTTCTTTGATAGTATTTGTTATAATAGGTATTTGAATGCTAGGATCAATTGCTCTAGAATAGATTCTATTTTGTGTAATTGTATCGTTCAATACAATATATCCTAACGTATCTAATGCAATCGTATCTTGGTAATATATTTTTGTATAATAGTCTTTTAAGATAGATAATGTATCTACAGATGCTGGTACGGTATCAGTTACCGTAACAATTGTTTCATAATACTTAGGTACATACTCCGTATGTTCAATATGCACAGTATCATATTCAATAACCGTTTTAGTTTCTACACGCGTTTCAGTAATTGGTTCTACATTATTACATTTACGCATGAGAACGATTATAGCTATTAATACTAGAATTATAATCGACCGTACATCAATCTTAACCATTGCATTTACCTTTTATATAAATATGTAAAAAAAGAATCCCGCCGAAGCGGGATTCCTTAATTCTCAATGACAATTATCAATTAACAATTAGAATTGCAATATTGCATAATCATACTTAAGTGTCAATTCAATATTAACTGGGTCCTCAGTTGCCCAATCCATATCACCAAACGTTGCAGATGAAATAAACGCTCCTTTAAGAGTCCACTCTTCAACTTTATCACCTACCGGTCCTAAAGAGTTCATTGTGATTTCTTTTTTATAAAAGTCGCTATATCCATCACGTCCTGTTACAGACTCGTGGTGTAATCTAATCCATTCCATTACTGCTTGAGCGCCGGAAGGAACAACTGGGTCATATAAAGTTACAGTTACATCTTGCCATCTAGACTTGCCTTTCAACTTTCTTTCGACGTTGATGTGGTCTAAAATAACCTCACCTTGGTCAATTGAAGGACGAGAGGCAGCCTTAATCAAATATGCCGGAATACCTTCAATGTACATGATAAACCGATTTGCCATCTTTGGTTCATATGCGGTATAAAAGATTTCCGTGGGATCAAGTAATTCTGCCATCTTAGTTACTCCTTTTTACTTTATTATAAATATGCCGTCGCTATTAGTCTGGAAAGGCAGCACCGGTTGGTAATATGTTGAAGTCAATAACAATGAATTCAGCCGTCTTAGTAGGTTGCAAAAAGATCTGTCCTACCATTTGATTTCTATCAATGACGTCTGGCGTGTTATTTGAATCATCCATTACAACTTTAAATGCATACAAACCTTGACGTTGCTGGACATCTTCAAAGTAAGGATTCACGATATTCAAGAATCTATTTCTAGTTACTGCAGTATTTTGTTCAAATACCAAGAACTTAGATGCAGAAGCAATATACTTCTTAGCAGCGATCATCAAACGACGTACATTTACACGATCCAATGCAGATGACTTCTTTTGCAATGTCTTTTGGCCATATACAACAATTCCGGTATTTGGGAACGAAGCAAGTGGATTAACATTAGCATCATATAAATCATCTCTGTTAGATTGAGTTAATTTACGCTCAGCTTGAACCGCGACATCAATACCACCTCTATTCAAACCAGCTGGCGCAAACCATGGTGCGGCAACTCTATCATTGAATGCATATACACCAGGGATTACTACAGAAGCAGGAACCCAAACATTCTTGTTCAAGTCTGGATCTGCAATCTTGACCCATGGCCAATACATTGCAGCATAGTTACTATCTCTATCAGCAGCTTCAGATGTTACTGACGACAAAGCAGTTCCATATGATGCAGGATCAATTAACAAGAAACAATCACCTCTATCTTCACACATGTTCAATGCCTCTGTAATTACTACAGTATGATTAGCATTGCTATCTACTAGGCCTGGAAGTGCTAATAAATTAATATCATATTCATCTTGGTTCTTTAATAAACGAATTGCATCAATATATCCTGAATTTCCTGATGCTCCAAATGTCAAGCCTTGTACATTTGTATTTGAAATATTTTCATTAAACTGTTTAGGATGATTTACTGTCCCATCGCTTCCGCCGGAGAATGAACCAGATTGATTAGAAGGAATCAAGCTCGTTAATGAACCATCTCTAATGTTACCATTTTCATCTAAGTAGTTATATGTATTTTTTAATACTTCAACACGTACCAAATTTGATTTGTTAACAAATGAACCAGACAATTGTAAGTACGGATCAGTGCCGCCGGCGTCTCTCAACGTATATACTTGATCGCCGATAACACGTCCAATATAATTAGATTCATTCGGATCAAGTGTTAAGTTAGTATATTGTTCTAATATAACTTTACGACGATTAGTATCATTACCACGACGAATACTTAATGTAAAGGTACCTTTGTTTGTGTTACGATTACTAATTTCATATCTTAAGTTGTTTTCAGTACCGTTTGTTAACAATCCATTAGTACCTTCTGCGCCAGCACTATTTTGATCTGCTCCGTCAGCTAATGTATGCAATTTAAATACTACTGTATCGGCATTTGCTCCTCCGTCCAACGTCAATACTGTACTATAGCTCGTTGCATCAGAACCAGATTGTACTGTAATGTTATCGCCTTCCGATCCATATGCCGATGAAGTCAATTGCAATGCCGTTGTCCCATCATTGGCAATAACACCAATGTTAGCTGCGTTAATTTCGGCTACTAAGTTATCCAAGAACGTCGCTGTACTTGAACCGGTTGTAAAGTAATATGTATTTCCTACTACATCACTAGGCGGCGTTGATTCATGTGCAACGAATTGATATGTATTACCAGCAACGGTAATTTTTGTAACATCGTCAACCGATTGGCCAAACGTTCCTACAATCGTTAACGAGCCTGTTGCTCTAGTAGTTGTTGCATTAGATGCACCAACCTCAGTCGTTGCATGCGAATAGTCACCGTCCAATGTACGTACTACGGTTAATGTATCCGCATACTTAAGATATTGTTCTGCGACATATGATGTCAAATATTTATACCGCTGCTCATCTCCACCAGATCCTGATGTAAATGTACTTCCAAAACGTTGTACATATTCTGAATAAGATGATACGGTAACTGGAATACCGGCAGGGCCTTTTACTGTCGGACCGACTACAGCAGCTCCAATCGCCGCAACCGCGGCTGGTAACTGTGATTGGTCAATTTCTCTAGTAAATACACCTGGCGATACGATTTTTTCAGCTGCCATGTGGTTACTCCTATATTAATGGTTTCATATAAATATAGGATCACAAAGCCAAACTAACGGTTTAAATATTATTAAGCAGGAATAAATTCGCCACTTTCAACATCTACAGAACCAGTACCGTATTTAGAATTTAAATCTTTAACTAGCTCTTGCTCTGCATTCTGCAATGTAATATATCTGTTGGTTAATTGTTCTTTTGCAGCTTCGATTTGCTCAATGCGGCGATGAGTTAAAAATAACTCAGCTTCTGCCTGACCTAATTCCAACATTAATTTTGAACCTTGAGATCTCAAGTCTTGGATACGATCCATTTCTTCTTTTGTAAACTTAATTGCGTCTGCCATAACTTTTCCTTTGTTATAAATATATGTTAATCGCCGATAACACGTTCATCGCCG